GTTGTACTGGCGGCTCCGGCGCGACTTCAGGCTGCGGGATGGAGGCATCTACGGGAACTTGTGGCATTTGCGCTTCCTCTTGGTTTGCGATGATTCCAGTTGTCTCTAGATACTTCTGCACATCTTTCCGCAACGCGCGCGCGGTGTTGGCATCGACTACCTCCAACGCGCTGATCAGTCCGCCCAAACGGGCCAGTACTGCTTGCTGCCCTTGCGGGCTTATAGGTTGGCCGGTTGCACGGGATTGCTCGATGAAACCCATCAGCACCTGTATCCGGCCCTGTAAATTTTCGTATTGTTTGACTGCAACATTTTGCCCTAACAGCAACGCTGGGATTGTCCGTTGCTCGTCTTCCACCTCATCCTGCACCTTGTTTTGCGGATCACGCACCAGACGGGCAATGAGGCTAGGGTCTTCCAGTTCAAGGATGGACTTATCCAGTTCGACTTGGTCAATCCACGGGCTTTGGCCCAAGAGCATTTTCCGTTGCACTGCCTTATTGAGCAGCATTTGTCGGCTGACCATGTCCATGCCGCCGCGCGGTTCAATTTGGTAGTCATCGTGTAGTGCCACCGGATCGACATTGAGCGAATCCTCTAGGAACCGGAATTGGAGCGATTTCTTGTCGTACTGAATCAGCAACTCGTAGGCTTGCCGGAACATCTTACCCAATGCCTGACGGAACAGGCGCAGTCGCAAGTCCATTGATTGGGCCGATTGAGCATTGATGGATTCAATTTCCGTGGCAGTGCGCCGGTCACGGGTATTCATCACTTGAGTGATACCGTAATCGGGTACAGTGACACGCCCTTCAGCTATTGATTGAGTGCGGACTATTTCCTTATCAAAATCCAGCGGCGGTTGAGGCATGGTAACCGGCGCGATACCGAACGGTAGGATTTGTCCAGGTTTCATCCGCAAATTGATGGAGTTCGGCAGGTCGCGTTCGGAGCGGAACATGGGCTGGTTAAACAGTGTGGCACTGTCCAGTTTCTCATTCCACAACTTGCAAAGAGCGGCCTCGAAAGGCGCGAGCATTTCGCACACTCCGCGCGGGCTGTACCAACCTCCGTCAGTGATTTCGTACTCGCACCCGACAAAGGGCGGTTTTCCGTGGTCAAACGGAACTTCCATATCATCGCGCAGCTTCACTTCCGGAGCTTGTGGCGAGAATGTTTGCACTGTCCATTTGCCTTCATCGTCTTGGGTGTAAACTTCCCAGACAATAATCTGGTCTTTGTCCTCGGAATGAGTGAGTCCTTCGCGGATTTCCCGCTTGTTAAGGTACTCCGAGGAAATGCCAGTATCTTCAACTTTCCCACCCCGCAGCTTCTTCATCACCTCTTCACTGGTGGCGTAGATGCCAGCGCGCTTATACGCATCCATACTCATTGGTATGACTTGTGTGATGCGGTCTGCCCCCTCCAAATCCTTCGTCCAAGGCGGGACGATTAGGTGCATAGGATCAACGGACTGAAACTCCACTTGCTTCTTATCCGGATTCCAAAAAATTTTAATAATTCCACGACCACTTGTGAGCATATAATCAATCCAACTCATTACCTCCGTGGAGTAGTTGGATTTCTCATGGAGCTTGTAGCTGAACCATTGTTCGGCGGTGGCGGTGAAAGCGGAAAGTTGCTGGCGCATCGGCACGAATGTTGCCAACACATCCAACCCCATAGACTGCTGAAAGAAACTGGGCTTTAGCTTGTTAATGGTGGTGTCAATCAGCGGGAAATGCATATCCGCTGCGCGACCCCAAGGCTTGGCCTTCCGAGCCAGCCCATCAGTACGCATCTGATACCACAAGCCCTGACGGGTTTCCCAACTAGTCCGGCTTTTAATATCGTCGAGGACTGAAGTGTAAATCTCTTCGCTCATGTGCCGTACTTATTGCTCTTCAACTTCTGCATATCCTTATCATGCTTGTTGAGCTTGTTCATAGACTTGAGGGCTTTGTGTAAAAAGTTTTGGTGGCGTAGAACTTGTTTCGCTTTCTGCTGGTCTGCCCGATGTTCGACCATGTCGGCGGCAAATTGACCATCCTTGTAGGAAGTCGGCCCCGTAACCCCTTGATAAACAAATTTCCTTGGCATAAGCCTAAAAAGGCGCGGCTACTGATTCATGCGGCTACTGACTCGTTAACCCCCGTTAACAATTTGCTACAATCCCAAGCCTGAAGCGCGATCTCCACGCCTACCACAACACCACGCCCAAAAGTTGCATTACCACAAAATGTTATCTTGTGACAATAGGAATACAGACGAAACTTATTGGCAAATGCTTCAAAGAAAAAGATTACCCACCCGCATCCATGCCCGATGGCAGTGAAGATTCTTCAACAAGTAGTTGGGCGTCTTCCATAAGCTCGGAAAGTGAAGGCTTCGAAAATGAGCTATAACGCTCCCAACTGCCCCCTACCCCACCGCCACAGGCTATCGCGCCCAAAACGGCGTCAGCACGGTCTGGAGAGGCAAGGCCGCGCGATTTCATCTTGTCTTTAGCCTCTAATCCCAGCTTGCCGGTGCGACTCACCTCCACCCGCCTAGTAACAAGTTGTTGTTGGAGTTTTTGATCATCAATCAATCGCACCTCCTTATTGGCTATTGTCCGAGCCGCCGTGTGCCACATCTCCGCGCCCCGATTCTGATACCTCCCATCAAATGGTTTGCCACCAAAATTAACGCGGTGGATGGAAAAACCAGATTCAGCCAACGCATCACACATCGGTAACCCCAACCCACCTTCATCCCCGTAAATCTCATCAGCCACCAACCCATGACGATCAAACAAATTAATCAATCGCCCAATGGTCTTGTTCGTGTCCCGCTCCTTCCAAGTGTCCAATTGCGTGATCTCATTGCCTTCCCGTAAACAAAACACCGTCTCATCCCCGCCAGCCGCGAAATCCACAAATGCCACCCGCATCCCATCCTTCCTCTCCGGCGGTTCCTGTAAACACCCCTCCAACTCCCTCAAACCCAACACCACCCCATCCGCCGAGTCATCCACAAACTCCCCATAGATCATCGAACGTATCAACGGACTCTTCTCGCCATACGTCGATATCTGCTCGTCAATCCAATCCTTGGTCAAATGAGGGCAATCAAAAGCCGTAACCGTAAATGTATCCCACCTCTCACGATGCTTCGTGAACGCCTCATAAAAATACCCAGAAGCAGCACCTGGACTGCTCATAATCAATATCCGGCTGGGCTGACACCTCTCCATCGCATGAAATATCCCATCCTCACACGCCTTCGCCTCATCCACAATAAACAACAAATTATCTGTCGGCCCCTGCCTGTGCCAACCCTCCGCCTTATGCGGATCACTAGCACTAAACCCAATCGCCCGCGCACCATTCACAAACCTCAACCCACTTTGTGTTACCTCAAACCCCTCCCCTCCCGTCATCGTCTGTACCCCACGCTTAATGCTCGGCCATAAAGCCGCCTCAATCTGCCGGAACACACCCGCCGTACATACACACAAACTATCCGGAAAATTCACAACGTGCCACAACACCGCACTAGCCGCCACCATACTCGTCTTACCACTTCCATTAGCCGCCTTCAACGCAACACGACTCCCCTTATAATTCAAAGCCTCCAATACATTGAACTGCCAAGGATACGGACTCTCACCCATCCACCTCTCCGGAAACCACTGCAAGTCATACTCCTTGCTAACCGCATCCTTCGTAGGCTTGGGCTTATTCTTGCTACCCTTCGGGCGACCTCTTTTTGTTGGTGCTGATTCGGAAGGGGGGGCAGCAATAGCACCCACGGGGGGGAGGGGGGTGGCCAGGTCACGGTGGTGGTCTGTTTCTCCGGATTTCATGGCTTATTTTCGCACAACATAAGATATATGCGGCGGATAGAAGCGCCGAGCAAATCACGTTTAACTACTGTTTTTACGGGGTGATTTGGCAACCTTCACCTGCTCTGCGGGCCGTTTGGCTTGCGATGCCAGCACGTTTTGCAAGTTAATTTGGACGTTTTGCGCCGGTTGGGTGGAAGGTTGGGCAAATCCTGCTGTTCTCTCCAAAATCCACGCGGCCGCTTGCCAAGACTTGGCCGCATGGGTTTGAATCACGGCTAGATTGTTTTTTATCCCTTCCGCTTTAGCGCGCTGCAACCTCTCCCCTATCCCATCATCCCTTTTCATGGCACGGGATAAGGCCGCTTCCGATATGCCAAGCAAACCGGCAACCCTAGATTGCGGGAATCCCAATTTCATGGCGTCCTCGGCTTCCGTTATCTGCTGCTCGCTAACTGTGGCAAGGGCTTGTTTCCTTCCCCGTTTGGCTTCAGGGCGGATGATTGTCAATTTATCTGGCATACTATTAGCGCGTTTATTTAAAGCAATAGGGACGGGGAAAACGAGCGCAAAATTCATTGGGAATAAATAATGTTAAAAGGTGTTACCTTTTTGGTTGCTAATAAGGGTGGACTGCGGTAGACATAGGGAAGCGCAAGCAATGCGCCATTTATCATGGAAAACACAATCACAAGGAACATCGGAGAGAACCGGAACAATCGACGCGTATGGCTTGAGGGTAAACACCTTGCCGAAGCCGGATGGTCAAAGGGCGTCCGATATCAGCGCGAGCAAACGGCAGACGGTTTTATTCTCACCAAAATTGACAACGGCAAATTGAAGATTGCGGGCGGCGAGAATCGGCCCGTGATTGATATCTGTGGCGGATATGTCGCCAAGGCATTGCAAGGCTTTGAAAAAGTATCCGTTACCATTGCCAGCGACAAAATCACCATTAAGGGCGCAAGCGCAATTTCCGCCCTGTTAACCCTTGCCGCCTAACATCATGCACCAAGGCCATAGAAACCGAGAAACGTGGGTAGTTTGGGCAAGCATTTCCCATAATGAGCAATTGCTTAATCAATGCCTATCCATTGCCAATTCACGGCCCGCCAATTTACCGGCGCGCCTTGCCAAAACATTTCCAATTGTCGAATGCGGCGGAGTGGATTGGGACGGCATCGCCGAATTGCTTTTAGAACATTTAGACGGCATAGAATAAAAAACAATCCTAGCGCGCGAAAATCATGCGGACGGCGCGCGCGCTAGGACACACGACACGCCAACCGGCTGGAACCGGCCCGCATGACAAAAACTAGGACAAATGAAAAAGACAACCGGCGCAAGCCAATATCATCCCCGCGTACACTTTGTACGCAAATCATCCAACCGTAAAACCGGCCCGATACCCGTCAGCACTACGGCAAGTGATTCTTGTCCGGATGCGTGCCCGCTCAAAAATGGCGGATGCTATGCAAAGGGCGGGCCGTTGGCCATCCATTGGCGCAAGCTGGACAAAACCGCGCAATCCACCGCGCGGGCATCATGGTCTAATTTCCTGGAAAACGTGAAAGCGTTACCGGATGGCCAATTGTGGCGGCATAATCAGGCGGGCGATTTATGCGGCGAGAATAACAAAATATCCGCGCGCTTTATCCGCCAATTAATAAAGGCGAACAATGGCAAACGCGGTTTCACTTACACTCACAAACCCGTTGACAATGCCAACGCCACAAACCGGCTCAATGCCAAACTTGTGGCGGAGTCCAACGCCAACGGTTTCACGGTAAATCTATCGGCGGACACGGTTGCAGAAGCGGACGAATTGGCCGCGTTGGATATTGGGCCGGTTGTCACAATCTTGCCGGAAAAATACGGGCGCAAGGCGAACAAAGGCGAATTCACAGAATCTCTTGCCGAATACCGCGAGCGCACCGCGGATTTGCCGCGCACTACTCCGGACGGGCGGAAGGTTGTCGTTTGCCCTGCTCAATACCTTGACGCCAAAAGTTGCGCCGATTGTAAATTATGCAGCCATGCCAGCCGTTCGGCAATTGTTGGATTTGCGGCGCATGGACAAAGCAAACGCAAGGCGACCGAAATTGCCAACGGAAAGGGCGCACAATGATTTTTGCAATAATCCTATTTTGGGCCATTCCATTTGCCTTAATCATTGCGGCATCATTGCCGGATGATTGCGACAAAGCGGCGAACGTAAAGCGCAAGTGAATGGATCACGGCGGGCCGGTTCAATATCGGCCCGCCCTATCCGGTCACACCGGCAAACAAAAAACACCATGAGCATAAAAATAGAATACAGCGAAATGACTGCCCCCCAACGTGAACAATTGCGCACCGTAATCAGTGAAAGTCAAAACATAGGGGAAGGCTTTAACAGGGAAAGCGCGTTGCGCCGCGATGATTTTTTAACCCTTGAAATGATTGAGATTGTGGAAAACGCAATCGATCCTTGGGATGCTTACCATTCATTTAAAGCGCGCATTTCCGAGCTAGAGCGCGCCGCATTTGCGGCGGGCGAATACGGTAAGAAATTGGACAAGGAAGCAAACGGAAAGGATTAAAACACCATGAACATTGAATTAATATATTCGCCGGATGATGCCGAAAACGAAGGCAAGGGCTATTATTTCCAAAAATGGATTGGCGGGGGCAAAACGAAAACCTCCCAATTATTCGCCAATGAAATAGAAGCGCAAAACGCATTGACGCAAAATAAAATTAAATGGAATTAACACCATGAACACAAACAACAGAATCCTGGTAGAGACACAAGGCGACAAATTGATCTTGCGCGAGTACACAAAAAACCGGCGGCCCAAATTGCTTGCCGTAATGCCAGAGCAGAATCGCGCTCGCGCTAGTTTGTTCGCGCTCGCGCCCGATCTATTACGCGCGGCCCAATGCGCGCTTGC